TTGACTTCTGATATGAACTACTACTACCGCAAGGTTAAGGTTACTAACCTAATGTAATCTTAGTTCGGCTTGGTTATGATTAAGCCGACATTAAGAAGCGGTATTTCAGGGGATCTCTTTTGGGATCCCCTTTTTCATGGAGTATAAATAAAGTTATGGCACTATCAGAATCTCTATATCCAAATAACCTTAACCCGTTATCACCGAACGGATTTAACTTCAGCATCACTAAGTTGCCTGAGGTTTCTTTCTTCTGTCAACGTGTTACGATTCCATCAATCACTTTACCATCTATTGATAGACCAACACCGTTTGTCAATACACCAATCCCAGGTGAAATTATGGCTTTCTCTGAATTGACTGTTCAATTCTTGATTGACGATAAGATGAAAAACTATAAATCCATTTTTAACTGGATGATAGCATTAGGTTTTCCAGAGAGCAATTCTCAGTATTCTAATTACATGAATACTCAGCAAGGAACTGTTTACTCAGAACTTGCTAAGAACTACTCTGATGCAACAGTATCCGTATTGGATGCGCAAAACAATGGAACCAATTCCTTTAAGTTCTATGACATATTCCCTGTATCTTTAGACCCTATTCAGTTTGAAGCAACAGCGATGGACGTGAACTATGTGATTGGATCAGCAACGTTTAAATATTCTTACTTTACAATAGACAATACTTAATTTCGCCGAAGGCGTGGAGATATTATTATGACACTTGATGAGATACAAAATGAATGGGAAAAAGATGCCGAGATTGATGACAACTATCTTGGTGAAAATGCAACCATTACCCCTAAACTGCATTCCAAATACTTGAGGTTATTGATTGGTGTAAAACTCAAATACACTAAACTTCAAGCAGACTACAACCAACTCCGCAAAAACAAATTCCGCTATTACCGAGGTGAACTTGGTAAGGAAGAACTACAACAACTTGGTTGGGCGCAATGGCAAGGTGTTAAACCGTTGAAGAACGAAATGGATGAGTTCTTACAAGGCGATACTGAACTATGTACATTAAAAGTTCGTGCAGAGTACCTTGAAACAATGATATATCTTTTAGAATCAATCTTAGGACAGCTTAAAGCCAGAGACTGGCAAATCAAATCTGCTATTGAGTGGAAGAGATTTTTAGCTGGAATGTAATGACTACTTTATACGCTGAAAAACTAGATGAAGTTTACATGCGTGTTTTTGGCGATGCTTCTATCGAACAAGAACTAGCAGACTTCTTTACTTACGAATATCCAGGAGCAAGGTTTACTCCTCAATTTAAAGCACGTTTGTGGGACGGTAAAGTACGATTGTATGATCAATTCCGTAAAACTCTTTACGTTGGACTGTACGAATACCTTGAACGCTTTTGTGAACGCAATGGTTACGAACTGCAAGCTAAGAATGAAATCTTTTCTCGCGAGCCAGTTGATATGGAAACAATTAAAGAGTTTACGGATTGGCTTAATCTGCGAGGGCGAGGCAATCCAATTGAGGTTCGAGATTATCAGCTTGAAGCTATTCACACAGCCTTAAATAAACATCGTACACTTTTACTATCCCCAACAGCTTCAGGTAAGTCTTTGATTATCTACAGCACTATGCGTTGGCATATTAACAATAAACGTAAGTGTGTTTTGATTGTACCAACTACATCACTAGTTGAACAAATGTATGCTGACTTTGAAGACTACTCATCGGCAAATGGGTTTGATGTTAAGAACCACTGTCAAAAGTTATACAGCGGGTTTCCTAAAGAGTTTACCAAGGATGTATTGATTACAACTTGGCAGTCTATTTACTTACAACCTAAGTCTTGGTTTAAACAGTTTGATGTCATCTTTGGAGATGAGGCTCACCAGTTTAAAGCTAAGTCGTTAACAACTATCATGGAAAAACTTGATACAGTTGAACACCGTATTGGTACAACTGGTACTTTAGATAATAAGAAGATTCACCAATTAGTTCTTGAAGGTGTGTTTGGTCCAGTACACCGTGTAACCACTACCAAGGCTCTGATGGATTCAGGTAAATTATCTGCGCTAAATATAACGTGTCTGATAATGAAGTACAGCGACGAGATTCGTAAAGAACGTAATAAGAACACGTACCAAGACGAAATGGATTTTCTTGTTGGCAATGAAAAGCGTAATAAGTTTATTCGAAACTTGGCAGTAAATTCTAAAGGTAATACGCTGGTTCTTTTTCAATACGTTGAAAAGCACGGTAAAGTTCTATACGATCTTATCAAGAGTAAAGTGGCAGAAGGTCGCCATGTGTTTTTTGTACACGGTGGTACTGACGTTGCTGACCGAGAAGCTGTCCGTCACATTACAGAAAAAGAAAGTGATGCGATTATTATTGCCAGCTATGGAACTTTCTCAACAGGTATTAATATTCCTTCAATTGAGAACGTAGTTTTTGCGTCACCATCTAAGTCAAAGATCCGCAACCTGCAATCTATTGGTCGTGGTTTGCGTTTGAACGACGGTAAGGTTGCATGTAACTTATATGATATTGCAGACGACTTGCATTGGAAGTCTTGGAAGAATCATACATTAAATCATGCAGCTGAGCGATACAAGACGTATGTTGAAGAAGAATTTAAATTGAAAATGGTGGAAGTAAATCTATATGGATAAACATTATGTTGTAGTCAAACTTGTTACTGGTGAAACAGTGATGGCAATGTTTGACAGTGAAGATGAGAATTTTATAAAGATTGAATATCCGATTCAAATCAAAACAGTAATTATCCCAGAATTGCAAAGGGAATCTATTTCGGCATCACCACTGTGCCAATTTAGCGACGCTACTTCTTTTGTGATTGAGAAATCGCATGTAGTATATATTAAGAAGTTGCATACTGCATTCATCTCGCATTATAAGAACTTTTTAAAGTCCTATGAAGAAGCGATGATCCCAACTACAAGATCTTCCATCCAAGAACAGCTCAGCGAATACTTTGACGATTCAGAACATCTTACGATAGACGAGATCAACCGAAGGATCGAGATGCTAGAAGCTATCGCATCAGGGGAGCACTCAGAAGAAGACGATGACATAATGCTTAACGTTATGGAAGGTAATGAGACACTGCATTAGACAATCACTCATATCAAACCCGACATGGGTATTATCCTACTATGGCAAGTAAAAGGCAAGTTTATTTTTGTACCTCATTCTTTGAGAATACAAGAAAATAAAAACTTGCCTTTTCATTCATTTTCAATTATACTATGATCTGCCTCTAAATTTAAAGAGGAAACATATTAATGGCACACTACGTCAACAACGCCGATTTTCTGGCAGCTTTGATTACTCATAAAGAAAAAGTCAACGAAGCAAAAGAAAAAGGTTTACCAAAACCAATTATCCCCAATTACGTTGGAGATTGTATTTTAAAAATTGCTACTCACTTAGCATACAAGCCGAACTTTATCAATTACTCGTATCGGGATGATATGGTACTTGATGGGATTGAAAACTGCATTCAGTATCTTGATAACTTTAATCCAGACAAGTCAAGCAACCCGTTCGCATACTTTACTCAAATTATCTACTATGCTTTCCTTCGCAGGATTACCAAGGAAAAGAAGCAATCATATATTAAAGGTATGTTAATACGAAACATGTCCTTTGACGCCTTTGAGTTACAAGAAGGCGATGACGGTGAATATCATAACCAGTATCTAGAGTTCATGCAACAGAATGGCACATTCGATGATTCTTTTATTCAACGTAAAGAGAATAAAAAGAAGAAAGCGGTAAAACAAAATACCCTTGATGAATTCATTGAAGACAAGAATGAATATGGCGAAGAAGGTAAAGTAGAATGAAAGTAGCAATTATCACAGACCAGCACTTTGGTGCTCGCAACGACAGCGTAGTATTTCTAGATTATTTTCAAAAGTTTTATGATGATGTATTCTTTCCTACTCTTATTGAGCATAACATTGATACCGTTCTTGTTCTTGGCGACACCTTTGATCGCCGCAAGTATGTTAACTTCTATGCGCTTCAAAGAGCCAAAGAAATGTTTTTTGATCGTCTTGCTGACAGAAATATCACTGTTCATATGCTTGCTGGTAACCACGATACTTACTTCAAGAATACCAATGACGTAAACTCACCAGACTTACTGCTAAGAGAATACACTAACATTAACGTGATTGACCACCCTGCTACAATCACCGTTGATGACACCCAAATCTGTATGATGCCTTGGATTTGCCCTGAGAACTATAAAGACTCTCTGGATACAATCAATAATACCAAAGCAGATATATGTATGGGTCACTTTGAAATCGCAGGCTTTGCAATGTACAGAGGTATGGAATCTCATGACGGTCTTTCTAAAGAAACATTTGACAAGTTTGATATGGTTTTTTCTGGGCATTATCATCACAGGTCTAATGATGGGCATATCTACTACGTCGGAAACCCATATGAACTTACTTGGCAAGACTACAACGATCCCAGAGGGTTTCACTTGTTTGATCTTGGAAGTAGAAAACTCCACTTCATCCGAAATCCTTTTAGTATGTTTTCCCGAATTGAATACGACGACAAAGATACAGACCCAATCGATCTAGACTCATTAGACCTTAATGGCAAGTATGTTAAACTTGTAGTTGTCAATAAAACTGATTATTATAAATTTGACCGATTCACCCAGAAGTTATATAATAAAGGATGCCACGATATTAAAGTTGTGGAAGATATGTCTGAGTTTAATGAAGGTGAGTTGGCTGATGAGTCAATCAACCTTGAGGATACACTATCTGTTCTAGGGCACTATGTTGAATCTGTTGAGACTGACATGGATAAAGAAAAGATTAAAAACTATATGCGTGCTTTGTATACTGAAGCCGTGAACATTGAGGTGGTATGATTACATTTGAATCCATTGAATGGAAAAACTTTTTGTCGACTGGTAACTCAGCCAACAAAGTTCTACTGAACAAATCAACTACAACCCTTATCATTGGTAAGAACGGTGAAGGTAAAAGCACGATCTTAGATGCGTTGTGCTTTGCCTTGTTTGGCAAGCCTTTCCGTAACATCAACAAGGGTCAGCTGGTGAACTCGATCAATCAGAAAAACTGCTTGGTTGAGATCCTATTCAATGTAAACAATAAGTCATATAAAGTCATCCGTGGCATCAAACCTAACAAGTTTGAAATCTGGGTTGATGACGAGTTACTCAATCAAGACGCTGCAGCTAAAGACTATCAAAAGGTTCTTGAGCAGCAAATCTTAAAGCTGAACTACAAAACATTCACACAGGTAGTTATTCTTGGTTCAGCTTCTTTTGTTCCATTCATGCAGTTGTCATCGGCACAACGTCGTGAAGTTATCGAAGATATTTTGGACATCCGTATTTTCTCTACGATGAACCAATTACTGAAGGAGAAAGCTAATGATACCAAAGCGGAGATCGCACGGATTGAAGTTGAGATTGCGAGTGCAAAGACTAAAGTCGAAGCACAAAATGCAATTATTAAAACTATCTCGGATGCGAGGGCAGATAATATTAGATCCATCCAAGAGAAAATCGCAACAAGCACTGAAGAAGTTAGCACTAATCAATTG